AACTTTTGCAAATCCCTCGGCAAATTTTGTTAGTGCAGAAAATTTGTCGCCTGAATCTCCAACTTTTGCATTTAAGTTTTTAAAATTGTCAGTTATTGCCGAAAAGAATCCTTTAAATGCTTCGCCCAACTTTTTAATAAAGTCCAATTCTTTAATTTTGTCGCCAAAATCTTTAAAAAATCTAATTACTTTAACTAAAACTTGTGCCATATTTGCAAGAACTGGCAAAAATTTTGCACCTATTTCTTCTCCAAAGTCTCCAAGTGTATTTTTTGCATTCTGCAATTTTCCTGCATCAGTTTGGGCAAATGCTAAATTCATATTGCCTACATTGTCAGTAATTACTTGTGATAAAATATTTGCCTTTTCTGTTTCCGTTCCGTATTTTATCATTTTTTTTTGTACGTCAGTCAAAGAAATACCTACCCTCGTTAATGCCGATACTTGACCATCCATAACTTTACCAAAAAGGTTTGCAATCATAACGGCATCTTGCTGAGTGCCATTCATTCCTTTTTGCTGAACAATTAAATTATTCATTGCTGGAAGTAAAGTTTCTAAGCTGTCTGTTTGGTCTAAAAACGTCCCTAACTGCTGTAATCCTGCAATTTGCACTTCATCACCAACGACACCAAGTTCTTGCTCTACTGCTGTTAAATTAAGCATAGATTGAACTTGTGCATCAGTTGCATTCATACGCTGTTTCATAATAACAGTCAATTTCTTTTCTGAAAGTGCTTGTTCGTTGGCTTTTTCCACCATTCTATTCATTCCGCTAACTACTCTTGTTAGTGCAAAAAACATTCCTGTGAGTGCGGCACTTGCACCCATAATTGCACCGCCCATTTTACCCATACTTTTCGGATAATTCCCGACATTCCTCTGGTGCATTCTTACGGCTTTTTCACTTTTCAGAATAGACTTATTTAGTCTGTCCATTCTTTTTTGAAGTTCCAAAGTACTTTTTGAAGCTCTACCCTCCGAAGTAACTAATTTATTATATTGAATATTTAAAGCTGAGAATAATTGTTTTTGTTCTTTTAAAGTTAGATTTTGTTTTTTATCAAGCCGTGCCAAAGTTTTACTAACTTGAATATCTTGTAATTTTTCTTTTTCTAATTTTCGATATTCCGCAGATAATTCTTTAATTGTCGTTTTATTCTTAATATATTGAGCGTTGCCCTTTTTGCCCTCAGCTGTTAAAAGTTTTTGATTAGTTTTCAAAACTTCCATTTGGGCGTTGGTCTTTTGCAAATCGCTTGCGTAAGAAGTTTGAATTTGATTAGATTTTTTTAATGTGGTGTTGTACTCTTTTTGTATTTTTTCTAAACGTGTTGTATTTTTAACACTTTCGTCTACAGTTTCTTCCAATTGTCATACGCTGATTTAATCGAAGCTTCAATTTTTTCAGCTTGCTCAACATTTTTTTCCAACGTTTTGTCGCCTGTTATTTCTATTGGGATGTTATTCATTTCTATTTTCGTTTATATTGTGCTTGAATTTTTTTAATTTGCTTCTCTTTTCGTTTTAAATAATCGCTAATCTTTGTAAAATTCCATTTTTCCACGTCCGTATAATTGCCATCTCCTGTACTTTCTTTTATGTCAAAAATTGTTTGTTTATATTTTTCTTCTAAATTCATAACAAACTCTGCATAAGAAATAAAACGTTTTTTATCTTCATCATAAAACGGCTGATTTTCATCATTTAATAATTCAAGTTCTAAATTTTCTATTTGTGCTTCAAATTTTAATGCCGTTTCAAAATTCCTTTGTGAATAATATTTTGACACTTGATTATAAAGTTCAATTAACTTTTCTTGAATATCAATTCTGTTAGAGTTCTCAGCCCCTCCGACCGTTTGTGATAATCGAAAGAGAGTATCGGAAAGGCTTTTGAAAAATCCACAACCGCTGTTTTTAAATCAATTTCTTTGGTTTTAATTAGATTTTTCTTGTAATAATTAAGCAAATCACTTTCTTTTACGTCTTCTTTTTTTTCTACAATCAAAGCGTAACACATTATCCACGCATCAGACCCAACTTTTTGAACTTTTAGTGATTGGTCGAAATTCTCTAAAACTTGCATCGCTTGAACAAATTTTTGTTTATTCATCAATTCGATAATTTGAGCTTTCATTTGCCCGAAAGTTTTAGTATCAAAATCGTGTGTGATTTGATTGAAATATTGATGAAATAAATTGACCTCGTAATAAGTGAGGTCGTCAAATTCTCTAATTTTTGTTTTTTTCATATTTTTTTTATTTGTTTTTTTATGCTGTCAGCAACCTCTTTTGTTAAATAAATAGTTGCAAGTTTTTTCTGATTTTTTTTTGTCAATCCTAACAAAGCACCGTAACGCCACTCTAATTTAATGGGTGCTTTCATTTTGTAATCATTTGAAATTAAAGTAATATTATTTCCTTTTAATTTCATTTTAATACTGTCGTAAAAGTCGCCAGTATCTTTCATTGTCATTGCTCCTGGTCTTTTCCCGTATTTTTCTACGGAAACATCTGAATAATGTGGTAATTCTGCACCGTCTGAGCCTATTCCTTTTGCAAGTTGTTGCGTGTTCATATCTTCAATAACTCCTTGTATAATGCCACTTTCAACTTCTTTTAAAACGTCTTTTCGTGCATTTTCAACAACGTTTTGGAAGAACAAGACTAAATTATGTAGTTTTTGATTTGGCATAATTTGAATGTAAATCTATCGTTTTTGAAATTATTTGCTCAATAAAATACAATGAAACTTTTAATAATTTTTTTCTTCTGTCTCCGTTTTCGAGTTTCTTTAAGTCCATAAATTGGATTACAAAATTTCCTAACATAGGTTTAATAATCACATCTTCTAATGATTGCAAAAAAACTCCATTTCTTTCTACGTTTAATTTTTCTCTATCTATTTTCAACTTAACTGCTTTTAAGTGAAAATACATTGAAGTCTTTAATTCTTCAATCGTTAATTCAAAATTTTCTGACAAAACATCTTCGATAAAACTAATAAAAGATTTTTGACCGTTGGAAATTGTGAACAAAATTTCTTGATTGTCAAACTCTTTGATATTTATAATTGTTTCAATTTTCTTTTTTGTTTGTCGATTAAGATTTTTACAAAATTGACTGTCTTTCAAAATTATTGAAATATCTTCTACGGATTTTTCTATTTTATCGAGTCTATCATTTTGAGTTTCGTCAATAGCTTCCGCCGTAGCTTTAATTAACTTTTTGTTTTTCTTTTTTTGACCTATGCCTAAAAAAGCACCTACACCACCCCCTGCAATTATCATAGTAATTATTTCGGGTAATAATTGTTTTAAAATTTCTATCATAATCTTATTTTTCTTCTCTTTGGAAAACAATTAATATCTATACCCTCGAAACTTTCTACTAATTCTTTTATCATTCCTTTTTTTCGTCCTGAGTTTCCAAATTCATCTGTAAATTCGTAACCATTCAATAAATTATTGAAGTGTAGAATTAAGTTATTCCAATTACTGCGGTTACTTTCTGTAATCGTGTTAAATTCGTTAGAAAATAAACAATCAGATATAATTCTTTTTGCTAATTGATATTGCAATACCTGTGCAAATTCTAACTTATTTTCAATGATAATATCCGTATAATCGCACTCGGTAGTTTTGTAAAAATCAAAATTTATGTAATCGTTGTCATCACAATTTTCTATTGCTTCAATTGGTAAATCATAATTTCCAGAAACTGCATTAAAATTTAAGTAGTCGTTCGGAATTGTTATTGATTTTGACATAAACGTTTCGCTACAAGCCCCCTCTGTAAGTTCTTTGCATTGATAAGATTTATTGCTCTCATTTAATTGATGCTCGGGCAAGGGGTTTGAGCTATCAAATTCATAATATCCAAGTAAAAAATCTTTTGAACGTGAATTTTCATCTTGATATTCAAGTAAAAAATCAGTTAATTTTGATTGAACGTCTTTTGCAGTTGTAAAATCAAAATCAAATATATTGATTGCCTCTTGTTTCAATAAATCATATAGATAAATCTTGATATTTTGAACTTCTAATAATTGCAATGATATTCTTTTTATCGTAGAAATTAAATTATACCCATTTGCTAAACTCATTAAAAATCCTACAAACCTGCCATTATCCTGCTCCGAAACTTCCGTATTTCTAAATTTATTCTCAAAGCCCTGTGATTTTATCGCTTTATTTCTTAGCAAAGTTTGAGATTTGAATAAAAATTCATTCAATACGCCGTTTAATTCAGCGTTGTAAATTTTTTCTAAATATTCAGACACAGTACTTTCGGGCGTTAAATCTGATTTTAAAAAACCAGCACTTTCAATAGCTTGCAAAGAAATTCCTGTCAAATCATTGACAAATAAACCGCTGATAGCAACATTTAAAGCAACATCTAACGTATGCTCGTTTTCATTTCTGTACCCTACTAACTGGGCTAATTCCGTATCTATTAACGTTTTATTTATCATAATTTTATTTTTAAAATGACTTCAAATCAGAGCTTACGGTATGATTTGAAGTACTATTTTTAATATAAGTCATTCCAGATAGTGCCATTATAACCTCTATGCTTGTTTGTCGTGGAGTTATAAATTAACATTCCTGCAACTGGTGTTAGTGCATCTTGCTCCGTTGTTGTAAACGATTTAACTTGAGTCAAATTATCTACATAAGATTTATCAACTAAACTTCTATCTGTGAAGTTAGCTGAATAATCTGCATAATAATTTATGCCTTGAAATGCGGAATCCGAACCACGTACTTCAATGAATGAGTCATCTAACCAGCGTACTTCTGCCCATTCGGTAGTTGCGGTATTGCTAAAGCGGAAATGATAAGTATCTATTAATGACTGTCGCATCAATGATGTATTTTCAACTATTTCCAATTCAGCACCTTCATTAATTTTCACACACGTATCAGCATCTATGCCGTAAAATATTTCTTTATCTCGCCCCACCACTATTAGAGTATCTTCTGTTAATGCACCGCCTAATTTTACATCTCCATCAGTTTTCGTCAAACCATTTGATGCGGTAACTGTGCCAAGACTTTCAATTGATTTTCCTTTCAAATCTTCACTTCCATTATCAACGACTACATAAGTATCGCTCGCCGAACTATCCAAAAATGCCTGTCTAAATAATTTTTTTATTTTTTTCATTTGTTTAAAATTTTAAAAAAAGGGGCTAATCAAATTAACCCCTTTTATGTTAATTACTAAATGTTATATTCCATTCCGCACCGTCAATTAGTGAGTTGGAAATATGAGATAATGAACCTCCGAAGCCGGAACTATTAGCTTCTGTAATTGCAGAACTTACCGCTGCATCACAAGTCGCTAATTCGTCAGTACCTGCTGTTCTATTTGCTGCACTTCCATAGAAAGAGATAACAGTTCCTACATATTTTGCGTAAATAGTTGGAAATACTGATTTAATCCACCCTGAAATGCCAGCGTAACCAGTTACAAAACCAGCTGTATAAGTAGTTACTACTGTTTCCGAATAGGTCCCATCTAAACAAACAATATCTGCATAATCTGCGTTTGCATTCGTTACTTCAAGATAAGAATACATATCCGAAATCCATTTAAACACAACATTTTTTTGAGCCTTAGATTCAAAGCCCTCGTGCATATAAGACTTGATGTAGTTTGGTGCTAAATACCCAGTCGCTCCACCGTGCCAGCGATTGTTTGAATCAACCCAAAATAAACGCATTTGCGTAAAATTCAAGTTATTTTGTTTAATCGCCAATTCAACAGAATTAGTAATTTTACGAATTGTGAAACTAATACTTTCAGTTTCTGCGGTCACTTCCTCTGTGTTAGAGTACGTGTCTGCACCTGTTTTAGTTGTTACTTCACTCTCAGGCTTTGCTCCATTCGTTACGTCGAATACAATGCCATTTCCTGCATCAATATACGTTTGTACTTCTGCTGGTGTTGGTAATCCTGCAATTGCAGAAGTTATCGCCACTTTTGGCTTGCCGAGTACTATTTTTTTCGGGAATCCTATTTCTATTCCATCGGAGCAGTTTGCTGACGAACAAAAACTTGCTAAGTCGTCACATATTTTAGTTATATCACTCATTTTCTTTAATTTTTAAGGTTTTTACTTTTTTTGGTTTCACAGGTTTTTGAATTTTCGGGACGTATTTTTCTGCGTAACCGCCAACAATTTGACGTTGTGCGAAATTTTCGTTACATTCAATTATCTGTCCTTTTTTATACCGTCCTGATGGACAGTCTTTTTTGAAAATAATATTTGCCATTATTTTTTAGATTTTGTAATTTTACTAACTATTTTTTTTTCTAACCAACTTTTTAAAAGTTTATTAGCTTTTTTAGTTTCAATCACATCTCCTTTTTTGCAATGATTTATATCTTTCAAAAATTTATAATATTCCATTTTGTAAAAATTTTTTAGTTAAATAAACGAACCAAAGGACTTCCGCCCTCTGGTTAAATTATAAATTACGGAGTTGTGATTGCAGTAATTGCCTCACTAATCGAAGTAACTTTCAAAAATGCTCCTAAATCAGAACCTTTAATTAAAAGATTCAATCGTGCATCTCCTCTGATTGATTGTCTTCCGTGTCCAAAATCATCGCCATTATTCCCAATAGCTATTTTAATATCTTTTCGCATTCTAATTGTTGCAAATTTTGAATCACCTAAAACAAGCGTATCATTAGGAACTAATGACGAACGAATGATATTGTAATGAATATTTGACAACATATTTTTGAAAATATAATTACCGTTTGCATCTTTTTTATTCGATAATGCTAAATAATCATTATTCGACATAAAAACAGTATCAGCAACATATTTGCCCCCTGAACCATTTTGAATTTCTGTTTCTAACACGTCAAATAAATCAAGTAAATTTGCATCTGAAAAAGTAACTCCTGCATAAGTTGCATCATTGAATGCTGGTGCTTGTGTGAAAAGTCCGTTAAGATTTTCGCCAATATTATTCCCAATTAATAATTGAGAGTTAATTTTTCTAAAAATATTATCAGTAATAAATCTTTTCGTTTCTTCAACTAGCGCTGGATAGTCTTGTATCAATTCATCTGTAATAGGAATAATATCCGTAATTTTGTGAATTTGCATTGTTTTCTCTACCCAAGAAATTGCACTTTCAGGATATGCTCCATTTTCTGCAGTAGTATTCGCCGCTCTGGTTACTGAATCAGTATCCATATAAACGATGACTCCAGTTGATGTAGGGATTGACGTAAGAACGTCAGTCATTACAGGTCTTGGATTTGGTAGTTGTCCAATTCCCGGCAATCTTTGAGCAAAAGTATTATCTGCAATCGCATCAGTTTCAACTGTTGTTTTTACAATAATATCCAAAGTTTCGCCTTTTTTCAACGATTTTAAATCGCCTTTCTGTATTTGAGTTAAAATTTGTTTTGTCATCGACAAAACAACTCCTTCTTCAATAGTATTTGAAACTTTAATTGATTTAACAACTTCATTTAATCCGTTGTAATTAGCTTCTAATTCATCAATTTTCATACCTTTGATAGTAGCATTCATTTTGTCGAGTTCATCAGTCAAGGCTTTTGTTTGTTCATCGTTTGCTGTTTCAATTGATTTTAAACGATTTTCTGTTAAGTCAGCATAGTATGACAATACTTGTTTCTCTGAAAGTTCGGTTTTTTGTTCGGTTTTTAATTCAATAAATTTACCGTCTTTTATCCAATTTTTTTCCATTGTGTTTAATTTTAATTTGTTAGTAAATATGTTTTTAAAAATGACGGCTCAACTTTTTGAGTGTCTTTATTTGATTTTTGAGTGTCAATATTTGACGGCTCAACTTTAATTTCTAATGTTGGTGTTATTGGGTTGCTTCCATTCATCACGGCTGACCCCTCTAATAGTTTCGCTTCTGTAACCGCCCAAAAATACCCCTGTTTAATTGCTTGTTCTTTATTTGCAATTCTTTCAACGTATTTGTTCCAAACTGCTAATTCTGCACTATCTTCTTCGTTCTCGCTATTCATTGCTAACGAAATATTAACATATTGCATACCTACACTATGTTGATCAATTACTCCGCTTTGATACAAATCAAACATTTTTTCATTAACAGACTTTTTTATTTTTGAATTAAAAACTAAAACCTGTGTTGAATTTTCTGCATTATATCCTAATTTTTTCCATTGAATATTTATCGTTTTAACCTCTACATTTTGAGGAGTAGCAATAATATTTTCAAATAAATTAGTATGTTCTTGCAAATGAAAAATTCTTTTATTCTCTGAAATTGTTTTTTTCCAAATTCCTGCAATGTGAACATCATCGTGACTATCCATATAATTGCAACTATTCATTACAGAAGTGACTTCTATTTCATCAGAATTTTCATTTTTTTTTTGAAGTTCCTTTTCGACTTCTTTTTTATTTTCTCCTGCAATTACAAAATCATCAGAATGTTTAATCTCATTCTTTTTTTGCTCAATAAGAGTTTTTTTGTTTTTCCTTAAATGTGCGAAAATTTCATCTTTCGTCTTAAATTCTTTTTTATCAATTTTCATCTTCTGTAATTTTTGGTTGTGTAAAATAATTGTTTCCGCCTGGGACTTCTTCGAGACCCATCGCAATCAAGCATTGATTTTTAGTGATAAATCCCTTTTCATAACGGATAATTTGTTGATTATCATTTAGTGTTGAAATTTCTATCTCAACTTTTCTGTCTTTTTGCAATGCCTCAATATGAGAAAAATCAAATTTAATCTCATTGAGCGAAAATGTTTGAGAATTAAAAACTTTCTCGAATAACTCCCAAAGTGGAATAATCGCATCAGTATATAATTTTTTGTCCGAAATTTCCATATTAGAAAATGTCGAACCGTCCAAACTATTTAAGGATAGAATAGGAAAATTTAAGAGGTCGCAAATGTCTGTTTTTGCATTTGCAACACTCTCGGGAAGTGCCATTGAGCTTATCTCGTATGTCATCGGTTGCCACTTCAACCGCATTGAGGTTATAATATTTTGATAGTCTTTTCTTGAAAAACTATACTTCTTAAAATCTTTTTGGACTTTTTTTACTTCGTCTGGGTCTAATCCAAAATCTCCCTCTAATGGTGAGCCACTACCCTCATTTGTCAATATACCGTAACCGCCATTTTTTGATTGTAGATTATTTCTAACATTATAAGCCGACATTATGGTATTGGCTGGAGCTTCTAATGCTTTATAAAAACTATCAATTGTAATAAAATCACTTGTCAAAGAAGTATCTGCAATGTGTATAATTTCGTAAGGTTCAAATGTTACTGTGTCATTATTAAATTCAAATTCGTAATGAGATATAAAATCTGCTGTACTCTTAATTTCTTTTAGATTTGTTTTTCTATATTTTACAGTTACATCTGTAGTCGGCAAAATTAACATCGTGTCACCGTCAGAAATTAAGCCATTTAGATTTTTTCGATTAACATAAATAAAAATCTGCTGATATAACTGAAATTCTTTTGAAAGAGTTTTTAAAAACTCGTTTTCGCTATAAAATGGGTGAGGGTTTGCGAACAGATTTAGTGTAGGCGTGTCGAATAACTCTTCTCCTTTTTTGTCGAATTCTTTTATCTGAGTTTTTGAAAAAACATCAGACGTTTTATTCACAATCGCTTGAATTGTAGGAACTATTTGATAAGCATTAAGCATATCAATATCATTGTCAATTGTAATATATTTTGATGTAACATCTCCAAAACCCCCTAAAAAGTCGCCTCTCCTGTACGTTCTTGGATTTAAGAAGTTAGATATTGATTTGAGTAATCCCATTGCTTAGAACTGTTTATTTTGCAAATATAAACTATTTTTGGGAAAAACAAATCTTTTAAATATTTATTTTTTTGTTTTACAACATCTTAAAAAATTTGGCACAAAAAAAACGTGCTATTCTGCACGTTTTTTTAGTTCATTGTCAAATTCTTTCATTTGCTCTTTGTTTTTACAAAGATAGTAAATTTACTTTAATAAACGCAATCTATTTAATCCATATTTCGCTAATCCTGCCGTGCTGTCTGGTGCATCATCGTGAGCGTATGCCTTTTCGTTTAATCGGTCGAACTCTCCCAAATTATCAATATAATCAATATATTCAAGGGTTGGGTGCTTGATGAAAAACATATTGTCAAGAATATAGTCAGCACGTGCCATAATTCTCAACCGTTTGTTTGTGGTCGTGTGAACGCCCTCAATTTTGCATATTCCTTTGAAATATTTTTTTACGTTGGAATAAATCATATATTCTGCGTTCGTCTCTATCAAATTATATTCCGAATTATGCTGTTTGATTTTTTGTTTTAAAAGTTCCTCATTTTCGGATATATCATTTCTATTAAAAATCACATCAAAAATATAAATACGCTCGTTCAAATAACAACCAAATACAGTGCAAAAATAATCTGTTTTCTTTTCAAGTCCTGTAACTTTCCCTTTTGCTGTGTCGGTATAAGAAAAAACCAAACCTTTTTTAATGTCAATATCATTTTTATTATATCGTTGTAAATTAGCTTCTGCGAAAATTAAAGTTTCTGAAAATCCAATCTCGCCAAGTCCGTATATTTTCCACCAATTTTTTTTATGTCGCTTGTCTTCGATTGAGGTAATTTGTGCAGAGGTTAGATTTTCTAAATTATCTAAATACGTAGATTTGATTAAAATTGCATTGTCTTTATTTAGAATTTCTTTGTTTACCCAAAATTTAGCGACTGGGTTGTAATCAAGAAAAATAGTTTTCTTTGTTCTAATTTCTAATTGCTCGAATACTTCAAATTTGATATTGTTGCATTCGTTGATGAACAAATAATCTCTTGCGGGACCGTGGACTTTTCCCAAATTATCAGAACTAAAAAACTCAATAATATGTCCGTTGTAATAAAATGTACTTTCTGTTTTGTTGAAGTAATTTTCAAATATTATTCCCTCTTGGGAGCAAATGTTTTTGAAATCTCTAATTGCACCCATTCGGAGGTGCGGAAAACTTTCCGAAACTATCGAAATTATTAGATTTTTCTTTGATTTTTGAACCAATAACAAAAAAAACTGTAAGACTGAATAAGTTTTTGAGCTACGTGTCCCGCCTTGATTGACGATGTATCGCAACTTTTTATTAAAGGCTCTAAGATTTTTGCTAAATACCTTAGTCGTCTTCATTTAAAATCTTATCTAAATTCTCAATATCTTGTTTCTCTTCTTCGGAACTGACAATTATTTTAAAATCATTTTTTGCAGTCTGTTCAATTTCTTGCTTATCTTTCCAATTATGATTATTTATCAATGTGAATTTCGTCATTGTTGCATTTAATTTATCAAACACCCCAAATTTAACGAGTTTTAACTCTTGAATTTTTTTCGCATTCTCAATAAGTTTTAAAAACGAGGTAAATTTTTTCGATAAATAACTTATCAATTCTTCGTAATAATCATTCTTTATAATCAAAAATTCATTGAAAAATATATTCTCATCATCAGCCTTCAGCCATTTGATTAAATCGTTGCCAATTTTAACCGCTTTTTTTTCTGTCCATTTTTCTGATGGTTGATACGTTGATGAAAATTGCTTCCCGTCTTCTGGCTTTATATTATTTTTCCCTCCTGGCATTATTTAAAATATTTTTTACCAAAATTTAATATATTTTGATAAATTGTTTTATTGTTTAAGATTAATGTGTTTTCTAATTTTTTGATAGAATTGTAATTTGCTGTTGAAATTAGACTGTAAAAATTTTTATTCGTTTCAATTAAAATTATTTTTGAATGAGTTGAAAAAACACCAACAAATACATCATATTTTTTTTCAAATAATTTAATTTGATTAAATGTAGATTGTATCATTTTTTCTGTTAATGAAGAAATAAAAAAATTAGTTTTTGTGTTTTTAATTAATTTTTCTAAATCTAATATTGATTTTTTCCCTGCTCCGTGTTGCAAAAAAGAAATTTCTATTATCTTTTCTTCTTTTGATATTTTTTTTAAAACATCGACTGGGGAAAATTGATTGATAGAAATAATATTTACTATGTCATTATTTTTTGGAATAATTATTTCAACTTTTTTATTTTGTGTTTTATTTGAAAATAGTTTTAAATAAAAGTCAAAAACTTTTTTAGAATTAAAAATAAAATAACTTTCGTTGTTACTGCTTACTTTTGGATTTGTAGATGTAATTATTGAAATAAAAACATCGTTTTCACATTCAATAAAATAATTTCTTAAATGCGATGGTCTATTGAAATAATTTTGATATTTTAATTTTTCATATTGAGTTTTATTTTTACCGTTTGTTATTAAATTTTTTACTTTATATTTATTTAATATGTTGATTGCCTTGTCATCTATTGAAGAAAAAGAAGCTGAAATATTTTTTATTTTATGTTTTTCATTTATTTGCTCGATCAAAAAATAAGATTGTGTTTTTTTTGAAG